GATTGTATTCAATCACAGAATCATCGTCAAACTTTACTCTAAAAATACCGTCACCTGCATTATTTGGAGGCGTTTTATCGTTGAAAATTGCACCTAAAATTACGCCTTCTTCGCTGTTTTCGTCCATTAAACAAGCGACCTGTTCGTTAATGGAAAATGTATGCGAAAAATTATCTTTAATTGCTCCAAGCGTCAAGAATTGCAACCAGTCGGAAACAATACCATCATCCGTAAATGTTACACGGGCGTAACCTTTGGTAGGGTCAACTTCAGTTATGTTTCCAAATCTTAGCATTTTGTAAAGATATAAAAAAACCTCAATAAAATAAATTATTGAGGTTTTAAAAATTTAATGATATTTATTTCATTATTTACACTAATGGCTTAGTGTTATTTTTGTCACATAATTCAAATCCGTAATCTGACGGATATATAATCACTTCCATTCCTTTGAAATCTGATTTTTCATCAACATCAACACATATTAGCTTTTCTCCATCAAAACAAACGTTTGTTTTGACCCATTTTCTTTCTTCATTATCGTGAAAAAGAATTTTAGTTAATTTATTCTTCTCAAAATAAAAAACGTTTTCAATTATATTACCTGTTTCGTCTATTAAATCTACAGACACATAATCATTTAATCCAGATGCTCGTAATTGCCTTTTATTTGCCATAATTTCTATTTGTTAAATTTATATGCGCAAATATAAACATTATTTTTAAATAAAAAAACTAATTCTGAATTTTTGTCGGATTTCCATAAGGATATTTATTGTCGGGAAATTTAAAATTCCTAACCTCAACATTATTCGATTGTTGTTTCTTTTTCGGCTTGGTAATTTGTTCTGATTTCGCAGGTAAATTCAAACGTTTAATTTCCAGTCCAACGGTGTAACCGCTTGATTTGTCAATTTTATGGGAACTGGATTTTATATGATATTTTCCTGATAATTTGCCAAGTCCAGTCAGCTGAAAATTATTGCCTGCAATTGCTAAAACAGTTCCCTGCATTTCAATATTTCCTTCCATTTGATTTCCTGCCGAAAGGTGCATAATTGCCTTGGCTTTCGCTTCGGCTTGCTGTTTGTTTTCGGCTTTGGTATGCGTAACGCCTTCATCCTGATTGACTGGTGTGTCGCTCGAATAACCCTGTTCTTGTTTGTATTTTTCAAAATCCAAGTTTGCCGTTACAGGCTCGTTTTTTTTTGCTGATTTCGACTTTACCGAGGCTGATTTAATCATACCATCGGCTTTATCCTTTAAATTCCACTTCGAAATTTGCGTTTTGTCGACTGAAAAACTTGTGTTTCGTTTTTCCACGTCATAAATGGATGTGAATGTAATGATATTTTCACGCACAGCAAACAAAACCCCGTATTCTTGCGAAATACGCCTTAAAAACGCTAAATCAGTTTCTTTGTTTTGGGTAATTCTATTGAAAGTAATATCCGGTATAGTTCCTTGAATAGTCAGGTTATTTTTAGAAGCTACTTTTTCGGCAATTTGCTTTAAAGTTTTGCTTTCGTGGGCATCTGATTTTCTGGTACGTAAATTATTCACGATTCCAGTTGCCATACCTCGAATAGTTACAACATCGGGCGGGCCAGAAAGTTGTATTTCGTCAATTTCAAAAACACCACATTTTAATGATTCGATTGTAGCAGTTAATTTTGCTCCTTTTTCGGGATACCAACTATTTTGCCACTTCAAATCCACGTCCTCAACTTCAATCTCTATTTCATCACTCTCGCCTTCGGTTTTATCGTTGTAGGTAAGCGAAATAAGATGCTTCGAAATATCGGCTGTGATATTTTTGTTGTTATATAGGACGGTAAATTTTGGGATTGGTACGTTCATCTATTATCGTTTCCAAGGTGGTAATAATTCGCTGTCAATTTGTATATCTCCTTGTTCTAAAATTGGCACGATTACACGTGTGCCAGCCTCCAGTAATGGAGAAATAACTATACTGGTATTTGCTTCGATTAACCCATTTATAAGCGTGGAATCACCATAAGCCTTGAATGCTATGGTATCCCATCGGTCGCCTTGTTTGGTCACATATTCTACAAAATTAGCCATTATATTCTGCGAATTATTGAATTATTTGAAATATCTAAATTTGATGAATTTAAGCTACCAACGGAACCATTTAATTGTTGATTCAAAGTCTTGAACTCGTTCACGTCCGAAACTGGTAAAACTGCTTTCATATTCTGAACACGAACATAAACATCATTTATTGCCGCCGGCATATCTTGAGCCATTTCTTGTAATTCCGAAGCGTCCGATAATATTGATTGTACATTTGTTAAACTGCCTTCAATGTCAGTAAGTGATTTATTTATTTTTGAACTCCAATATTCTGAACGACTTGGAATTTCTTCTATTTTGGCGGTATAAATTCCGGTTAATGTAGTCGAAGTTTGTATTTTAGAAACTTCGCTCGTCATCGTCATTCCTTGTGATAATTTAGCAGGTAAAACAGAACGAACATTTGAATTTCGCGTTGACGTTGCGAATGCCTGATTAATTGCTTGTAGTTCCGACTCTCTTAACGGGTCATCTGAAAAACTTTCAAGCAATTCAACACTTAAAGTTACTTCAATCAAATTTCCTAACGGGTCGGTAAACGAATTTATTTGCGAAAAATTTGGAATCACAAAAAAACCTAAAACACGCCCATTACCTAAAATAAGAGGCAATACTTCTCTGTTTTGCATTGACAAACGCAATGTTTCAATATCGGCTTCAGGATTGGTAAATTCAGAGTGTAAATACATTCCAAATGAAATTGAATCCAAATTATCGCCAACAGCTTGCAAACGAGGTTTTCCGTTAATTAATTCATGTTGTGCGTAATTCACACCTCGTTCATGAGAAAAATTACTGAATCCTTTCAGTCCTTCAAAACGTATATTTCCTAATTGGGCGTACATCTATTTTTTGTATTTAAAACTGCTTTTATGAAACTGACTGAATCCTACTATAGTTTTAGATAGGTCATGAGTCACAAATACAGGCAAACCAATAACGTTAACGCCTATCTGAAAAAATACCGATATAATTAATTTTTTCATAAAAATTATTTTTGTAAATATAATAAAATTTATGATATAAAAAAACCTCTAATTAAGGAGGTTTTTAATGTTTTAATAGTATTTTATTTTTCTGCCTTAGTCAAAGTACAAACATATTCTTCTCCAGCTTCAAAAAAATCCAATGCATCAGGATTAGTGATGTGCATTTTCAATGTAGCGTTTGGAGTGTAAATACTAAACGTTTTATTTTCTTCAGATGTATTCGTAACAGCCGAAAGGTTTGCCTCAATGTTTTTGTTTCCAAAATCAGTAACCGAACCAACTTTAAATTTTGCTTGCAATGTTCTCATTTCTTAATTTTTTAAATTGTTAGATGCAAATATAATAAAAAAAACTCACTAAAATTAACTAGTGAGTTTTAACGTAAAAATACCGATTGAGACATATTTTTACAGTAGCCTGCTTATTTTTCAAATATACAAATTTTTAATTAATAAGCCAATCTTTGTTTTCTTTGCATTTGAGCTTCAATTTGTCGTATCAATTCCGGAATCAATGCTTTAACTTGTGTTGCCACATCGCCAGAACCCCCATTAATTACAGGCGCAAAATTTACGGTTACAGACGAATTTCCGCCGCCACCACGTCCAGAAGCCGTTGGTTTTATGGCAGAACCCATTCCTTTTGAAGCTCCAACTAATTTCGATTCCCCTTTCTTTATACCGTTGTGCGCTCCTTCGGTAATGTTCACACCGTAATCCATAAACACTTTTGAAGGCGAGGCAATACCAAGGACATTCTTAAATGCGTTGGCAATTCCTTTGCCTATGTCTTTCACAAAATTAAATAATGCCATTGCTTTTGCTTTTATTCCGTTCCATAATCCCATTATGATTTCAGAACCAATATTTTTGAATTTATCTGGAACCGCTTTCCAAGCCATAATTATCCAGCCAATCGGGCCAAGAAATAATAATCCCCATTCTTTAATCCAGTCAATAGCTTTCCAAAATACTGCTTTTACTCCTGTCCATAAATTACTAAAGAAATTTTTGATTGGCGTCCAGTACTTTATAATCAAGAAAACAGAAACAGCAATTGCGGCCACTACCCAAAATATTGGCGAAGTTAAGAACGCCAAATTAGCCGCTTTTAAGGCTGCTGATAAAACTCCGATTCCTGTTGCTCCAGACATAGCAGAAAACGCCATTGCGGTCTGAACAGCTGTTACGGTAATCATTAAAGTTCGGTAAGCGTTCATTATTGCCATACCAGCAGAAATCACTTTAAAAACGCCTCCAAATGCGAAAGCAGTTGTTGAAATTGCAAAACTCAAAGCCATTGCGCCCGCAGCTACTTTTAAAATTGTCTCGGTAAGACCTGGATTTTTACTAACCCACAACGCTATTTTGTCAATTACAGGTGTTATTTGAGTCATTAACTCCTTAATCCTTGGAAGCATAGTGGTTCCTATTTTAGCAGCAGCCATTACTACACCATCCTTAAGCGTGGACATCATTCCTTTTACCGATTTAGACTGCGCCTCAATACCTCCTGCAAACTTAACGTTTCCGATGTATTTCAAATACTGTTCGATTTCTTTCGAGTTTTTTCCAACCGTGGTTTTTACGCCTTGAAACATAAACGTAACGTTATCGCCTTCTGATTTCGCTTTTATTCCGAATTCTTTCAAACGTTCAAATTCACCCGTTGCAGCATCGGCAACCGCTTCAACCATATCATTTAATGATTTACCCATTGCTGAAGCTGTATTTCCGTATGCTGTCAACGCCTCTTCCGACGGATCTAAACCCATATTTTTGAGTTTAATAAATCCAGTCATTACTTCTTCAAGTCCGTAAGGAGTTTTAGCGGCGAATTTATTGATTGCATCGAATGCGGCTTTCGCTTCTTTTTGATTTCCTTGAAATGAAGTTTGCAGGGCAATATTCATTGATTCCATATCAGCAGCCGCTTTCAATGGCAACGCCAAAGCTCCTGCAATTCCTAAACCAATCATTCCTGCTTGCCTGCCTGCTC